TCTTCTGCTCTCGTAAAAACATCAAGTCCTGCATTTGAATTAATTGGGTCATTGAACGGAATGCATTGTAATTTTGCTGGACTGATAAGTGTATCAGCAGACCCCAAGAAGTCGCATTCAAACTCTTGTGCAAATTGTCTCTTAGATGTATTCTTTATTGTCTCTTCTTTCCACTTCTTATCTCTGCCAGGTACTTGTGACCAATGAACTTCGTTTGTTATGTAACCGTTCTTATCGTTTCTAGCATCCTCCCACATCTTATAGAAGTGGTTCATACCATTAGGAGTGGATATGATTATGACTTTAGTTGATTTACCAGAAGTAATAGTAGGATATACCGATGCAAAGAATTGTTCTGCGACGTGGTTAGGGACGAATGCAAACTCGTCAAGGAATAGAATGTTGAAGGACATACCTCTAACTGCACTAGCAGACGTAGAAGCAGCCAATATCTTTGATCCGTTTTCAAGTTCAACATTACCTTTATTCCAAACTAGAATACCATGTTGCATCCATTTAGGTAAGTTTTCATATGCTAGTTGTAACCTACCGAGTAGTTCTCTAGCAGTGGATGCTTTGTTTGCTAGGATACCTATATTTACACTATCATAAAATATAGCATAGTATAAAAGATATGCAACCACAGTCGTAGACTTACCAGTCTGTCGTGGTAACTTTGCTATATTAAATCTATGATTATGAAAGTCTGTTAAAATATCTTTCTGAAAATCATACATGTTAAAAGGAACTAGACCTTCATCAAGAGAGATGATTTGAATATAATTACACGCAAAGTATAGTGGATCATTTTTACATTTGACCCATTCATTTATTTGTTTCTTTGTAAATTGTATTGGCGTTCCTGCTTTTTTTAAATTAGGATTACCAAGATATACGTCGTTAGTTGCCATTATCCTCCACTCCAATCCCAATTCCAAGGTAGAATTGCTAGACCAAAATAAGGCATAAGAAAATAGTGATCCATTAAAATTAATACAGGTACACCAACAAGTAATTCAATAGCAATTTTCTTTTTCATAGGTAATGTTTCTAACCATCTTTTATATGGATTATTAGCAACTCTCTCTAATCTCAATTTATAGAATATTTTTTCTGCCCACCATTGTACATCAAGTATATCCTTTAACCAAATAAGAGGTGTCAATAACCACTTAATTTGTTTACTCCATCTAAGACAAACATATACTACTGTTCCGATGAATAGAATTATTAATAAAATACTAACTATTTCAGTCATTATTTTTGAGGAATTTGATCTTTATAATTTTGAGGTTTTGGATTTCCTTTTACAGGGCCACTGTTGTCAGGCCATCCATTGACGAGTTGTTTGTAAATTTCCTCAGCAACAACTTGTCTGATTTGTTCTATTTGTGCATCTTGCCTCTTTTGAGGCCCACCAGTTTGTTGGTCGATGACATGATTGCCACCGACAAACGCACCAGTTCCTAGTACTGCGACTGCTGTACCAGTTGTGGTTATTTTCTGAATATCCATTTATTCTACTTCTTCAATACAGGCTTCATTTAAGTCTTGAGCCATATTGCCCGCAACTTCAGCACCTTTATTTCCACCAAACATTGCAACCCATCCAGCAGCAACCCATCCTACGAATGGTATTGAACTTAGAGTTGGTGCAGCAGCTGCTCCGACACTAGTTCCTACTAGACGACCAGTTCCCTCTGCTCCTCCGATTGCTTTGATACATTCTTCAGTTTTAGAACTAATTCCTTTTGATGCATTAGGATTTAATGTAGCTGGATCTTGCCATGATCTATGATTAGAGACTGGGCCTCCCTGATTAATCTGACCATCCATGAAGTATTCTTCTGTAATCACACTTTTGTTAGTTGATAGTCCTAAGAATCCTGCTTTCTTCTTAATATCTTTAGTAATAAATGCAGTCTTTGGATCGTTTGCTGAGTAGCTGATCTTATATCCATTTTCACTTGATGATATTACATATGAAGTATATGGTCCTACAGGAGGTTGTATGACTGGAAATTTTGATTGTTGCTGTCTGGTTGCAAGTAGCCCTATCATTCCGACATGTGATATCCCAAAGATACCACCAAGTCCTAGAGCAAACCATTTAGAAAAATTTATCTTTTTCTTTGGTTTTACTTCAGTGCCAAACATTGCTTCTTCCTGATTCATTTTCCTAGACCTATATCAGGCATGATGCCTGGTGATTGTGGTGCAGTTGGTGCTAAATCTGGAGCTCCTAAGTCTGGAGCAAGATCACGCAATGGAGATGTAGCTCCACTAAATCCACCAGTTCCTAAACCGATACTGCCGATTGCTTTTTGTTTGATGTCCTCTATGATGGCATCCTTTTGTGTATAAACATATATACCACCGCCAACAACGGCAAGAGATACAACGCTAGACGCAATAGCAAGTACATTGACAATTTTCTGCATAACGTTTATAATACATAACATAACTAATCTATATATACAATGAAAAAAAGTAAGTTAAAAGAAATTTTTGCTAGGCTTAGAACTTGTATCGATGATCTTGAAGCAGAAATTTATTCTGATAAAGACTCTTATTTAAAAGAATATCAACATCCTTGGGATGAGCATATCAAAATAGGACTAACTAGTAATGACGATGATGATGGTTATCCCGATTAATTATGTGGTATACTTTATTTTGGACAGTATTGATAATGTATCTTTTAATTCGTATAGGAGCATTTAAAAAATGATTGAAAAAATCTTTTTTACATTCAGTATATGTTATTGTATATTTGTTTTTTACAGATATTTTACCAAACCAACAGTATGATTTTACCAGGCTCTACAGTTAAAGTAACTGATGAAAACTCAATCTACAGAGGGTATGTTGGGTGTGTTCAGAGAATACAAGGCAAGAAAGCTGCAGTTCTAATGGATAGTCATACTCCTTGGGATAAAATGATTACCTTTAGAATTTCTGAACTTGATGAAGTTACAGAAGGTTTCCAATACTACCCTAAAAAGAAATGACAGAACATTCAGATGCTTACTACGATTATAAACGTAACGATCCTAATGCAGAAAATCCTTTTACTGATCCTGTAGATCGGGAAAGAGCAGAAAGAGTTGTAAATAATACACCAGCAGCACTATCTTCTCAAATGAGGATGGAACTAAGACAATTGATAAATGATGTATTAGATGAAAGAGAACTAAAAAAGAAACTTGAAGGACCTTATGACTTTCCAGAAGATGATGACGATGGCTTAGATTATGAGGATGAATGGCTTTATAGAGCAACGTATTAAATTATACACTTGCATAAATAACTATGTCATGATATAATGACATTACGTTCATCCAAATGATAGAACTCACACTGCTGGCATCACTTCTAGTTGAACACAATGCTTCCCATTGGGAAATGTCTTGTTCAGACTGGAACAAAAACAGAATTGAGATACTTAGTGATAAGAATCTTAACTCTGATGCTCACGAGTATCTTATAGATTACTTAAGAACTAAGGTGTCAGGTGATTGTGATGCTTATATTATTGGACGCAAGTAAGCCGACTCGGAACGGGTTCGTTCATCCTTATGATTGAAACATTAATTGCTGCATCAAGTGCTATTACTACAATAGTAACAGTATCATGTACAGATATAAACACTCTTGTTGATCGTGCTAAAGTCTACCCTGACCTTAGTGTAGAAGATAGGCAGGAAATTATTGAGTTGTATTATGATTTTGGTGAGAAATATGGTTTAGATTGTAGGGACGCAAAAGACGACTGAAGGAACGGGAACACGGATCCCTCGCAAGAGGTAAAGGTGCAAAGTCCAATTACTTTAGGAGAAACCAAATGGCACAAGTCACATACCGTGGTGTCGTATATGACACCGATAGGAACAAAGCAAAGCAGACTAACAAGGTCGATCTAACTTACCGTGGTGTAAGACAAGAAAAAGAACTTACAAGTCTTAAGTGATTGAAACATTAGAGATATGTGTAGCATCTGCTATCTTTCTCACAATCATAACTGCTGAAGTTCAGTTCCTATACGGAAAATAAATACAGGAGGGTTGCATCCCTCCTTTTTTTATGCTATCATGTGTAAAAAAGTATGTGGAGTCCTGTATGGATTTGGGAATCTGAAATTCCTCATAATATATGTAATCAAATTATTAATTGCTCAAGTCAAATAAAATATGAAAATGGATTAACACAATCTGGTGACAATGGCAGAAAAGTTAATATTAAATTTTTATATGAAGAATTTAATTGGATTAATGCTTTAATATGTGGTTATGGTCTATTCGCAAATTGTAAAAATTTTAAATATGAATTATCAAAGTGTGATATGGAGGGAGTTCAACTATCTCGATATACATTAGGACAATTTTATAATAAACACGTTGATTTTAATGGTAATCCTGATACAAAATCGCACACTAGAAAATTAAGTATGAGTGTTCAATTATCAGATGAAAATTCTTATGATGGTGGTGATTTAATTATACATTATGGTGGAGAGAAGTATATTGCTCCTAAAGTAAAAGGAACTGTTATAGTATTTGACAGTAGATTAACACACGAAGTTACTCCTATTACTAAAGGAGAGCGATATTCATTAGTTAAATGGTTTCATGGTGATAAACCTTTAAATTAACTTGACAATGATTCGTTTTTTATGTAAAATAGTAAAAATTAAATTCATATGGACAGAGACAAACTTAAACTAATGGTTCGTAATTTAGAATTATTGGTAGATGACATTAAAGCAGAGGTTTTCTCTGATGTAGAATCTTATGTTGCTCCACCTCCTTCTATACCTCAAGATTATGATGAAATATTAGAGGACGACGATGGCTACCCTGATTAGTAGAGCAAAAAGATTAATTAAAATGCTTGAAAGATTAATCAAAAAAGCCTATCTATATACAGAAGAAGAACTTAAAACAATCCTATCAATTAAT